GCCGGTCGATGTCGCCACTTTTACGTTATCGGAAAGTAAAGCGTTAGCTGTCAATAAATACGCACTTGTTGCGCCAACTGCATCGGCTTCAAAAATTACATTTCCTGCCGTAAAGGCGGTAGTTACTGTTAAATGAGTAAAGGCGTCATAAGCAGCATTTGAACTGTCAATAGCTGTGATAGCTACGGCAATTGCGCCAACTGTTTGACTGATTACGTCACCAACTTTAAAGGCTGAACCTTTCGATACACGTGTTACCGTGGCGGAACCGCCTGCTATTACCGTGGCTGACTTTACCACGTTTGCTACTCTTGTGGCGAAATCTACCGCTAGCGGTGCGCCTTTAAGAATATAAGCAAGTGCAGAAAGTACCGAACTAACAAGCGTAAAACCGCCTGCAGCTCTGTCTGCTTTTGCTTCATCCCATAAAACTTTGTTTACGGGGTCTTTTGTTCCATTAACTAAATCCATTTAGTGTTTTTTTTAAGTTAAATTATTTTTTTTTGGAATCTTGTTTTGCGTTCCAATCTTTCATCGCTTTTTCGAGGTCTCCATGATTTTCACCACCTCCTCCTCCGGGCGTTCCAAACTGTTTGATCCCTAATTTTGCCAAATACGCTTTCTTCTTTTCAATTTTGGCTTTAATTTCCGCTTCCGTTGATTTCTCGTTTAGACTTTCTTTGATGTCTAAAATCAATTCCTCATCGGTAATTCCTGCTTCTTTTGAAATTTTACGAACCTGTGTATCGAATGTTTCAACTTGTTTTTGCGCTGTTAACGCCGCAAGTTGTTCGAATAAAGGTTTGTTCGCTTCCGCAATTAATGCGGCTAAATCAGGTTTATCATCATTTTTGTCATCAGTCTTAGGTATTGCAGGTTTTTGCCGCAATGAATCCAAATACCCTTGAAGCCCTTTTGCTCCTTTAAATTGTGGGTCTTTTGCGATTGCTTCAATTTCCTCTTTTGTGTAATCCTGAATTTCTTTTGCTTTAGGCAGATTTGTTTTGTAAGCTTCGACCCATCCGGTAAGTTCCTCAGTCGTTTCAAAGCTCAACCCATTTCCCAAAGTTTCATTGATGCCCTGAGCTTTCAGTTCATCAACAATAACAGTTTTTTCGAGTGCCATACTTTAATAAAATTTTATAGTTTCATCAAAATTAAAGACACGATACGGGTTATTTATGAATAAAAGCCTTTAAATACGGTAGTTGGATGTTTTAATTTTTGAAGTGTTTGTAAAAAATAAAAGACACTCATTGCTGAATGTCTTTTATTGTATTATCTTAAGGCTATTAGGCTAATACTTTGTCACATATATTGACTGTAATTGTGACAAAATATTATTTATTGGATTGCTTTTTAAATTTGCGAAGGGCTAATTACAATGTCGTAATCTTTATCCAGTTCAAACATATCGGCGGCCGCTTGGTTTACCGTATTCAACTCTAAATTTGTTCCACCAGATAATTTCCAATAAATGGATTTTTGGTCGTAAGGAACTTGCAATTCAATTACTGTTCTAATTGGATTTTCAGGGTCATGATTTTTGCTTTCTTTTTTAGAAATACACTTTGCTACAACTTTTGTACTCATAATTGTTTATTAAATTAAAATTTTAGCGATTTTCCCCACCGCTTTAAGGGTTTTTTTTTGAGTTTTAATAAATTTAATTATTTACGAATGATAATCATTAATAATCGTTTTAGTAGAAACGAACAGATACCAGTTCTCCAATTCGATCGCAATTTCTTTGAGTGTGATTTTAGGGTTTTCTTTTTTCTTTTTGATAAAAAACTCTTTCACAAAATCACGTCTTTTAGCAATCAATTTTTTATCTCTGTTCATATTGATCTTGTTTGGCTCCACCGAAATTTGTTCCAATCATTACGCCACGAATTGAATAAGTCAATCTTCTATTTTGGTAAGTGTCAAAATTCATACGTGATTATTAATAATCTTTTTACATTTTTCTATAAAATCTAATTCAGTTTGTGAGTGTTTCATAAAATTACATTCCTTACAACAAGGTGCTGAATTTTCTATTGTATAACCAATTGAATTATCTAATCTATCAAACCCGACTGTATGAAGTTTGTCTCCACAAAAATAACAATTCGCCTGAAAATTCTTTTTAAAAAATTCTTCTGTTAATTCAAAGGTTAAATTTCTTTTTGGACTACGTTGTTTGTACTGTTCAAATATTCTATGACATTGCCAATCAATATTATTTTCGTCTTTCCTTTTTTTTCGTAGTTTCTTATTGTATTCTTTCAAGTACTTCTGCTTACAAATTTCACTACAATATCTTCTTTCTGAACTATGAATAGCTTGTTTGATATATTGTTCGCCACAACCTCTACATTTTTTTGTTAGTTTTTTCATAAGTAAATTTGTGAATAGCTTACTGTAAGTGATATATTTATTTTTCGTTTGTTTCTTCCATATCCTCTGCGGTTGAATTTCCGTCCTTATACATGAATGTTGACTAAACCCTTATTAATACTGAATTGTTAATTTTGTGGAGAAGAACGGATTCGAACCGCTTACTCTGTAGATACAATGTGCACTTACCTACTCTGCTCTATCCTATGAGCTACTTCCCCAATTGATAAAAAGCCTCTCATTTTTCAGAAAGGCTTTTATTTAGTATAAGTTTTAACAGTCTGCCCTTGTTGATATGTAAGGCTTTAGATAGTTGTGTTTAAAATGTAAATTGTAATTGTTGGATAGCTTTTCAGAGTATATAGTCTTCTGTACGAGCTTCGCGTTATACAATTCAGCACTTGTTATTTCGTGGAAAATTACAGATCGTTTAGCCTGTATTAAGGCAGATACCACGTTGCCTTTTGTAACATTTGCATCCAAAGAAACAAATGCAACATTAATTTCATTTACTACACTTACAGCGTTAGCGGCATTGTGTTGCCGGACTAATTCTGGGTTTTGCTTTGTGTCCAGCTTGGCGGTAGTGTTTGCCGTAGCCGTGAAACTAATCATCGTGAATAGTAACATAAAGACAAATAGAATATTCTTCATAATGGTATCAAAAATAGCATTTTTTACAACACAATTGCAAAATATGTTATTAAAATTTTAAAAGATAATGTCTTCAATAGTTCTGGAAGTAATAAATAAATGATTGTCTGATAATTCCTTCAACTTTTTATTTATTGAAATATCAGATTCTTTGTTAATAAAATAATCAATAAAAATCTTCCGTTTTTCTTTTAAGTCTTTCGGCAATTTTATGTTATTTTCCTTCACAAAATATTTATATTCTTCAATCAGTTTTATTTTGTCGTCCATAGTTTAACCAGGGGGTTGCATTCCGCTTCAAATTGAGGCAATGTCGTATTTGCGCTTTTGAAAATTATTTGCGTTTCTTTTTGTTTTGAAATTCTAACAAGCTCAAAACAGTTATCGTTTTCGTGAATTTCATAGGTAAATAATTTGTCGGATGATTTTAGTTTTTTCATTATTAGGTTTTTCATTATTAGGTTTTTAGAGTTTATTGTAATTAGGGAATAAAAATTCCTTCACATTTTTCGCCATTTGGCTGTGTCATATTGCAATTGCTATTTACTCTGGCATTCCAATTCTTTCGTTCACATTTAGAGCATCGTAAATAACTACCACCGGGTTCTAAGTGATTCAAATTTATTTTCTGTTGATTTGTTTTTTCAACATCGATGAATTTTACCCATCCACCGTTTTCATTTTCAACCATCACTCCTTTTTTGTTTGAGTATCGTTTCATAAGTTTAACGTTTATTTTGCTTTTTACTTTTAAGTGATTCCGTTGGCAAAGGTTGTTTGAAAACCCAATATCTTAACCCTAAAATCGGGCAGTAAGTGAATATTATCATTACTTTTTGTTTAAAAAATTAATTGCCTTTTCATTTCCGTTTAACCAATCAACACAAAGAATAGCCATTGCCCGGCTCTTTTGGTGTTTTAGTTTTTCAATGCCTTTTATTTGGCTTCTAAATATTTCGTTTACTTCATTCCATTGCTCTTCACTTTCCGCTATGAAGTATGGATTTTCAGGATTTTCTAATCTGTCATTCAATAATTTTAGGCAATATTCCAAACCTTCTTTTGTTGGGTCTGATTTTTTCATCTTAATTTTATTGAGGTAACTTTTACCCTCAATCTTTTTAACCACTTCTTTGATTTGTTCGGGTGTTGGGAATGTGGGTTTTTTCATATAATTTGGATTAATGGGCTTACTTTTATTTTAATTTTTTGTACCTCTTCTTTAGTGATATTACCTTTAATTACATTTCGCGAATCATTATTAGGATATTCGTAAGATAATAAAGCCTCTAGCATTATTGTATCTAAATTAAAAAAATGTTTTAACATCGCGTCTCTTTCCATAATTATTTAGCGTATTTTAATAATCGTTTATCATCCTTAACAAAATCCAACTTTTTTGCTTTTTCGCCTGTTTTAGCAACCCAATCAGTCGCATTTTTAGGCATACCGCTTATTTCGTTTTTAGACTGCATTACGCCTGTTTTAAAGTATGCGTTCATTTCTTCTAATGAAGCGAGTATTGAAGTGGTATAGCACATACACAGCACGTGCCAGCTGTAAAATTTAAAGTCTTTTGGGTACAATCCTTGTAAAGGATCGCACATATCCCCAATGTGATGAGCACTTGATAAATGAACTCTAATACCCACAACAAAATCTAGATCTTGACGTCTTTCAAAATCGCTCATTCTATAAGCGACATTTGTTTCGTTTCGGGTAACTCGCATAAAGTTTTTTAAAGGACTTTTATATATTCCTGGTCCTTGAGCGTTTTCAACTAATAACTTTGATGTTATACCTAATTTAGTTGGCTCGCCTGCTTTATTGAATACGGTTACATTTTCAGGATCGTTGTTTATTTTAACGAGCTCCCTTGCAATTTCGGCAGCTGACTTTCCTTGTGTTATACCGGTACCAATATAATCCAAATAAAGCTGTTTGTTTTGTTCAGTGAATAGATGTATCCTTTCGCTTAGATTCATTCCGCCCACATTGCGTTTCATAAATGAGTTGTAAGCATCGATATTTGGATTTCTCCAACTTCTCTTTATTAAATTGTCGGCAAAATTATAACTAGCTAAATCAACATCATTCTTTTTGTTGGCTAAATCCCAAGCGGATTTGGTCATTCCGGC